GTTACATTTACTGCAATAAATGATTTTCCATCTATTACCGAAATAACATTCGCTGATTCAATAGATGTACCATCTTTTTCAGATTATAATATTGAATATGAAATAAAATATTCTACATTTGCAACTACTTCAGTTGATGTTTGGTTAAAATTATTGGATGGTTCGAAAGTTGGAATAGTTTCAAATCAACCTTCAAATGGTATTATCAAAATTAATTTAAAAAAATTAAAAGAACTATATCCAAAATGGGTTGGTAGTGATAATGTAACATTAATATTTAAACCATATAATAGAGGTGGTGTTGAAGAATTGATTGGTAATGAATATGAAATTACTACTAAATTATCTTTACCAACTTTACAATTGGATGAGGATATAATTTCTACTGCTTTATTTCAAGCATTTAGTGAATCATTAAATGTAATAGAGCCGGTTAAGGATAGCAAGTACTTAACACATCTTGCAAATTTTGGAGATAACGAACAAATAATAATCTCGTCTTGGGAAAATGATAATTGGACTTTATCAAAAAAATCAGAAGATGAATTGGGTAACATTTATGTGAAACCAGCAGATGAAGTTAAATCAATTATATTAAAATTATATTCACCATTACCTGCTAACATTGTAAATAATTCTACTTTTTGGATTACAAAATTAATGAGTAATCCATTAATAGAAACTATTATATTAAATGAGCAGGATGACTTGAAATGTCCTACTCTAAAAGGACCTAATTTCGATATAGATGTTGATTATGTAAAAGGTGAATCTACAAATTATGAATCATTAGATAACTTAATTTTAAGTGGTTCTACATCATCTACTCAATTAGTATCCACCTATTTAAGTTCATCTTTAATGGATACTACTCAACTCAATATTGAGTATGTGATTGATTCTGAATATGTATGGAATAATTTCGTACATTTCTCATCTGCTAAAGAAAGAGTTGATAATTTCGTATATAAGGTTCAATTGATAGAATCATATGAAAATGCAATTTCCGCATCATATTATACGGGGTCTTCAAATCCTACAATAGCAGCTCATATTAATTCGGTATCAGCTCAGCAAGAACGAGATAGAAATCTATTAAAAAAGAATCAATTAATAAATGGATTTGATGGATTTGAAAATTTCCTATATACATCTTCTTCAATGAGTTGGCCTTATAATGGTACTATTAGACAATCGAGTACATCTATGGATGTTACCAATTGGTATGAAACTACTATTGAATCGGCGACTATATATGATTTAAATAATAATAATTGGGTTCAAAATAATATTCCGCAATATATTGTAAATAATGAAGAAAACGCAAGTTTGTTATTATTCTTCTCAATGATTGGTCAGCATTTTGATAATATTTATTTTCATACTAAAGCTATTGAAAAAAGTAGAGGTATGGGATATAAATCTAAGGATGGTATATCCGATAAATTATTATTTGATGTATTAAAGTCATTTGGATGGGATGCAAATAGTTTAGCGGTAGATGAAAAACTTTGGAATTATGTATTTGGTGTTAATTCGGATGGTGATTTAAAAGAATTAAATCCTGCAAAGCAAAGAACATATGAAGTTTGGAGAAGAATTGTAAATAACTTACCCTATTTACTAAAACATAAAGGAACTAGACGAGGCGTTTATGCATTATTGAGTTGTTATGGTATTCCATCATCAAATCTATCAATTTTAGAATTTGGTGGACCAGAAGTTACTGAAACAACTAAGAGTAAATTAGTAATGGATAACATTACCACTGCCATCAATATGATTAGTGGTTCTAAAATCGAAATGGAATGGAAAAATACCAATAAAGGTATTAAGCCAAATACAATAGAATTATTTACAAAACCATCATTAGCATCTAACTATACATTAATAAGTGGTAGTGGATGGGATGTTGAATTAAGTGGTTCTGCCAATAGTGAGTATGGTAAAGTTATATTTAATTACAGTGGTTCAAATTACATAGAAACATCATTATTACCTATATTTAATGGTAGATTCTTTGGTATCGCTGTGAGTAGTGGTTCTAATGGATTAAAATTGGATATAAGACAATCCGAAAAAGAAAGAACAATATTTCAGGAATCAATAAGCGCCTCTGTAAATACTAATTGGAACAATGGTTCTACTATATATTTGGGTGGTGATTATAATGGTAATATAGATGAATTCCGTTTGTGGTCAGATGTATTGGATACAAATAAATTCTATGAGCACGTTTCTTTTCCTGAAATGATAAATGGTAATCATCTATCATCATCAACTAATGATTTATATTTTAGATTAGATTTCGAATATCCAAAAAATTTGAATACATTAACATATTTACCAAACGTAGATACAAATGTATATTTTAGTGGAAGTTTGACAAGAAATGATTACGAAAATGGTAGTACGGAAACCTTATATTCGGAAAATACATCTGCTTTATTATTTGCAACTGCTAGTGGATTTCCATCTATAACAACATATCCATACCAATTTGAAGCAATAGATAGAACTATTGTTTTAGAGATGCCAGATTTAGGTTCAAGTAGATACTCTACTAATAAAGTTAGATTTGAATCACAAGAATTGGTTTCCGATTTATCTTCTAAGAGTAGAGCTACTAAAAAATCCTTTGACCAATCACCAACGGATTCTAATAGAGTAGGATTATTTTTCTCACCAACAAAAGAATTGAACATTGATATTGCTAAATCATTTGGTGGAATAAATTTAGATAATTATATCGGTGACCCATCGGATGTATATAAATCCAATTATAAAAAATTAGATGATTTAAGAAATTATTATTTCCAAAGATTTGATAATAGAGATATTTACGCATATATTAATTTAATCAAACTTTATGAGAAATCTATGTTTGAGGATATTAAAAAAATGCTACCAGCTAGGGTAAAAGCAACTACTGGTCTTTTAATTGAACCACATATTTTAGAAAGAAGTAAAATTCCTCATAAAAAACCAACGGGAGAAGAATATCAGAAAGATGCATCTATACATTATAGTGATACTACGATATTTGAAACTGAAAATATTCAAAAGGAAGTAACATTGGATACTACTTTGGATTATGTATTGATGTCGGAAAATAATCAATACGAATCATTGATAGAATCGGCATCGATAGATACAATATCAGCTGATAATTTCCAATTAGATTCCGTATACAATTATAATAAAGATATTAATACTGAATCGGAATATTTCCAAAAAGAAGTTAATATAAATGCCGGATTAGATGAATCTACATTATTAGCGGAAGTAGATATTTATGATATAAATACAATAGCAGGTCAATCTGATTTAGAAACTATTGGATTTGGGTTATATGCTGAACATGGATATGCAATTAGAACATATTTTGATAAAAATGGTAGAAAAATAAAAGAAAGAGTTAAAGTAGATTTAGTAAAAGAACAAAAGACTAGAGATATTGTTAAATTCAAAGTTGTAGTTGGTGGAAAAGGTGACCCACGTGGTGGGATGGAATTGACTTCATCGGTATATTATGAAACCTCATTAAACATACAACCATATTCAGGTTCAAAATTAATAAATGCTGGTACGGGTAGTATAGTTGAAGTTACTCCATTGCATGGATATTTACCAACTCATTATAGAAATACATCCGATTTAACTAGAGGATTAAAAAATTCTTACTATTTGGGTTCAAAAAATACAGCAGCAACTACATTAGATGGTAGTTCTCCAATTGAAACATTTACTACTAATCCTAATACATTAAAAGTAAATAACGCGGGTAGACCATCCAATGAACCAATTTTAGAAGTAGAATAACGGATTTTTAAAATAATTATATTTATAAACAAAGATAATATTAAACTATGGGATATTTAAGTAATACTGAATTAACAGTCGATGCTATTCTTACTAAAAAGGGTAGAGAAAAATTGGCAGCAGGTCAGGGATTAAACATTACTCAATTTGCATTAGCAGATGATGAAATTGATTACACTCTTTATGAACCGGCTCATCCACTTGGTTCTGCATATTATGATGCAGCTATTAAGAATATGCCAGTTTTAGAAGCTAACCCTGATGAAACGCAGGTAATGAAATATAAATTAGTAACACTTCCAAAAAATACAACTCGTATTCCTGTTGTTGAATTTGGTGTTCCTAATGTTGCAGTTAATCAAAAAAGTGGTGAAGTAGCACTATCCCCAACAACATCACCTGCCGGAAATAGAACTTTAGGATATACAATCGTATTATCTAATAAAAACGCAGGAGATATTATTGGTGAAGGTGTAACATCGGATATAGGTTCAGTACCTATCTTCATTGGTGATGATGTATCAGCAACTGCAGCAATTGCTAAGGGATTAACATTTAAGTTTATTCCAAACCCATCTTTAACTTCGACTATCAGAACAACGATAACTGTTTATGGTAACGAAACGGGTGGTTCTCAAACTATTCCAGTAACCGTAACATATGTACAATAATTAAACTATGGCATTAATAAGAGATAATAGAGGAGCCCTTTTAGCAAGTAATATTTCACAATATCTTGCAGGTGCAGCTAATACGGCTGGTACTCCCGTAGATACTAACGAATTAGTTAGAATCGTAAACCAATTTTTAGGAAGTGGTGAACAAATCAATTCCGATTCAAATACTATTTCAAATGGTATTTACAAAAAATTTGGTTCGATTGATAAAGTAACTAACAGAACTGAAATAGTAACTTCAGGCATTTGGAGTGGTGATACTGGTTCATTGGATGTGAAGGCAAACTACACATCTTCATTGCAAGTAGCATCGACAAGTGGTAAATACTATTTAGATGTATATAACACAACCGATACTGGTTCTGGTGAAGTACAATTTTCAATTGCGTATGGTGATGCGAGAGGATATGGTGCACCAACTTTAACTCAAAATGATGATTCTACAATGCCTACTAAGGCTACATATAATCAGTTTAAGAATGTATTATTGGATTCATCCGATTCATATTTTAGTGTATATAGTGGTTCAACTGCCGGAGCATATGATTTAACATCATTCTACGCAATTAATATTAATAGAGCTAGATATAAAGAAAGATTGGACCCAGGTAACATTTCAATAGACCTTTCCGGTTCAATAAGAAGTATTACTTTAATTGATGATAGTAATGGTACTGATGAAAATGTAACAACCGCAGGTAGAGTGTATAACTTAGTTAGTGGTTCATTGAACATTGGTTCATCGTTAACTTCTACAATTAATTCGGCAACTGCATCAAACGGACAGGGTTGGGGATTATTTTATCCTGATATGGGAATCATATTATTAAACCCATCTGCATTAGCAGTATCGGTTGACCCATTCTTAGCACCAGCTAGTTCATCTATTCAGTCTGTATATCACCAATCAAATGGTAATAATTCGGGTTCAGTAGCATTGTTGATGGCAATTAGTGGTGGAGCTGATTTTCAGGTTCGTAGAACTGAAAATGTTTCTACATCTCATTATTTTGTAAGAGCAAACAATAGAGAATTTAACTTCTCAAATAATCCAACATTCGTAACAGGTTCAACTGGTCAATTTGTTCAATCATCTTTTGAAAAAGACCCGCATGTTTATATAACAACAGTAGGTTTATATGATGATGCAAATGAATTATTAGCAGTAGCTAAGACTTCTAAACCAATTGAAAAATCATTCGATAAAGAAGTAGCAATAAAAGTAAAGTTAGATTTCTAAAAGAGAATAACTAATAAACTAACGACCCACCTTTTGGTGGGTTTTTAGTTTAACCGATATTTATATACGATATGTTAAAAAGAATACCTAAATCGGATATTAGTATTCGCCCGTTTAAGGCGTACAAAGAATGGAGTTTCAACGATTCATCTACTGAAATTGCATTTTTAGAAGCCGAAGAGGGTAATTATTTATCATCATCCATATCAAGTGATGGTGACTTATCTTTTCGTAAAAATGCAATATATGGCCAATTACGAGCTCAATTTTATAATGGTAAAGAAGATAATCCATTTTTAAGATTTGGTGATAAAGAAAACAAATATGAAGCAAGTGAAGCTGGTAAAGATAGATTTCTAAGCGGTTCGGCAAAAGTAATTTCAATTCCACAAAAATATGTAGGAGAGGGTATTAAGAAAGGTTCGGTTACATTGGTAGATGATGGTAATAAAACCTATATAGATGATGAATTTGGAAACCTAATAGATTCGGCCGGTGATACTATAAATGTTGTATCGGTTAATTTAGAAGGGAATCAAATTATATTCACCGATATTGCGTTAACATCATATACTGCATCATTTCAGACAGGGGTTGGTAATTTTGATATTGAATTGGGCACTTTCAATTTGGTTTATAATGGCGATGATTATGATATGAACATTGTTTCATTTGATACAAATACGGGTGTAATGATAGTGGATAACATCCCATTCTTAGAAGGAGCGGGTGGTGTAAGTAGAATTGGTAATATATTCTATACGCAGGGATTAATAGTAATCACACGTGATGTAAATGATTTATTATTAACTGATTGGAATTTATCATATAAATCAACTCAAACAATATATGAGCATGAATATTTGTTAGTTGTAAATCAAGACGAATTTAATGTATCACAAAATCCATCTGCAATTGTAGAAATAGGAAAAGAAACTGAATTTGTATCAGGTTCGGATGGTAAGATATATAAGGTAGTAACAAATGCTGGAGCTAAATATATTCGTAAAAAATCTACATTAGAAAATGGTGATATATTGGATTATAGAATTGGTTCATTAGTAGATAATCAAATATCAGGTGGATTTGAACATTATGATTTAAGTAGTTCAGTTGATAGTACTGGTTCATTCTTATTACCATTTATAACTACGATTGGATTATATGATGATAATTGTGATTTAGTTGCGGTAGCAAAATTACCACAACCAATTAAATCGGAATCTGATATTCCTGTCAACTTTATTGTTCGTTTTGATACTTAACATATATTTATAGTAAAACAATAGAAACTATGCCAACAATAGAAGAATTATACAAAGCATCTCAATCATCATTAGGTGTTGATAAGATAGGATTTGCAGCAGGTGTAAATGCAAAAACTCCATATACTACAAACGATTTGAAAAAAGCAGATGAGCAAGTCTTAACAGCTGCTAAATTTAAAACTGGTAGAGGTGGTGAACTTAACGGAAAAAAATATTCCGATACTTTCAATAAATAAAAATTTTAATGGCTAAAAAAGTTACAAAGAAATCTAGTGGATGGGTTGCTAGAAAGTATGGATTTAAATCTGGTCTTGAAGAAAATATATCAATACAAATCGAAAGTAAAGGAGTTGAGGTTAAATATGAATCCGAAAAAGTGGATTATATCATACCTGCTTCTAAACATACTTACAATCCTGATTTTAAGTTACCTAATGGTATTTTCATAGAAACTAAAGGTAGATTTCTTGCAGCAGATAGAAAAAAACATCTATTAGTTAAGCAACAAAACCCCAATTTGGATATACGTTTCGTATTTTCCAATTCAAAGAACAAAATAAGTAAAAACTCAAAAACTACTTACGCAGATTGGTGCGATAAGAACGGATTTAAGTATGCCGATAAGGTAATACCGGAAGATTGGTTCTAAAATATTTGGAAATATAAAATATTTGTCGTATCTTTGGATTGTGTTGAAAAGTACTGACAAAAATATCGTAATATCTACGCTTTCTAATGCGTTGGGTAGTTATTCCAATTTAAGGGGTAACGAATTAGCCTTTTATTGTCCATTTTGTAATCACCATAAACAAAAACTACAAGTCAATACTGAAACTCAAAAATGGCATTGTTGGACTTGTAATAGTGGTGGTAAGAAATTAACTTCTTTATTAAAAAGATTAGATGTTGATAGGAAAACCATATCGATTATTAGAGAAATATATGGAGATTCCAATTACAATCCTCAAAACGAAGATGAAGGTACGAAGGTATTCATTCAGTTACCAAAAGAATTTATCAGCTTAGCAGAAGAGCCAAAAGGATTCAATCCCGAATATAAGCATGCTATTCATTATTTAAATGAGAGAGGAATTACCCAAAAAGAAATTATTAAGTACAACATAGGTTATTGTAAAGATGGTTTATATAGTAGAAGAGTAATTATACCATCATATAATTGTGATGGACAACTAAACTACTTTGTTTCTCGTTCTTATTACCCAGAAGAGAAAATGAAATATAAAAACCCACCAATTAGTAAAAATGTAATTTGTTTGGAATCGCAAGTTAATTGGAATGAACCAATTATATTATGTGAAGGTGTATTTGATGCAATCACAATTAAAAGAAACGCAATTCCATTATTAGGAAAATTTCCTTCAAAATTATTAGTAGAGAAAATCTTTATGAGTGGAGTTAGTGATATTATTATTTCATTGGATAATGATGCAATTAACGAAGCACTTAAAGCAGCCGAATATTTTCGTAAGCAGGGTATAAATGTTAAAATGATGTATCTAAAAGATAAAGATGCAGCTGATATGGGATATGAAAAATTCTATGAAGAATTAAAAAATAGTAAAGAATTTTCATCAGAAGAATTGTTATTAAATAAGATTAAAAGTTTATGAGTAAATTAAAAAAGATTTACCACATTGCCGATGTACATATTCGTAATGTGAAAAGACACAATGAGTATAGACAGGTGTTTGAAAAAATGTTTGAAGAAATTCGTCAAAGAGGAACGGATGATTCAATCATTTATTTAGCAGGAGATATTGCTCATGCTAAATTGGAATTATCTCCCGAATTAATTAGAGAGATAAGTTGGTTATTTACGGAATGTTCTAAACATTGTGAAACTATTCTTATTACAGGTAATCACGATTGTAATATGAATAACTCCGATAGATTGGATGTTCTTACTCCAATTGTGGAAGCTCTAAATCTACCAAACTTTACATATTTAAGAGATACGCAAGTATACTCTATTGGTGGAGTAGATTTTGGTGTATTCAGTATTTTTGATGATAAATCCAATTGGCCTAAAGCAGAAACTTTAAGTGGAAACAAAAAGATTGCTTTATTTCACGGACCAGTTGATAATTCACAAACCGATATTGGATATGTAGTTTCATCTCGACACTTTACAACCGATATGTTTGATGGTTATGATTTAGCCTTACTAGGTGATATCCACAAAAGACAAGAGATGATTTCTCCAAAAGGATGTAAGGTGGTTTATGCTGGTTCATTAGTTCAACAAAACTTTGGTGAAACTTTGGATAAGCACGGATTCATTGTTTGGGATTTGGATACAATGAATTATGAAGCAGTTGATATTCACAACGATTATGGGTATTATACAATGGATATTGATAATGGAAAAGTTCCTATCGTATCCGATATGCCAAAGAAACCTCGTTTGAGAGTTCGTTTATCTAATACCGATTCTGCTGATACTAAAAGAGTAATGGCTGAAATTAAAATGAGATATGGTGTTGAGGATTTTACAATTATCAGAACCGATTCTCTTTCTAAATCAAAAACAGGTAATAGATTAAACAAATTGGATTTTGAAGATATTTCAGATATCAATTATCAAAACTCACTTATAAATGAGTATGTTGAGAGAATGATGCCTTTCGTAGCTAAAGAAGATTTGGATAAATTGCAAATAATCAATAGAGATATTAATAGTAGAATCGTAAATGAAGATGTACAAAGAAATATTCAATGGAAACCAATTAAGTTTGAGTTTTCAAATATGTTTAGTTATGGAGAGAATAACAAAATTGATTTCACAAAGTTAGGTGGATTGATGGGGTTATTTGCACCAAATGCACAGGGTAAATCATCCTTATTTGATGCAGTATCATTTTGTTTATATGATAAGAGTAGTAGAGCTTATAAAGCAGCTAACATTCTAAACAATCGTAAATCGGATTTTGTTTGTCACCTACACTTTCAAATTGATGGATTAGATTACCACATTGAAAGAACAGCAAAGACAATTAACAAAGGTAAAAATGTTAAAGTAGATGTACAATTTTGGAGACAAGATGGTGATGAGAAAACATCATTAAATGGAACGGAAAGAAGAGATACAAACCAAATTATTGAACAATATGTTGGTAAATATGAGGATTTCGTATTAACTGCTTTATCATTGCAAGGTAATAACGCATTATTCATTGATAAATCACAATCGGAAAGAAAAGATTTATTAGCACAATTTATGGGATTAAATGTATTCGATAAATTATATGAAACTGCAACTGAAGATATTAAAGAAGTATCGGTTTTAATTAAAAACTTTAAGAAAACCGATTTCACATCTGAATTGGCTGATAAGGCAACTGAATTAAAAGATAAGAAGGTTGAATTAAAGGATTTAGAAAAAGAATTGGGTAGATTAAACGATGATGTTACTGATTTAAATAATAGAATCGTTGGATTAAGCGCAGAACTTACTCCAATGGATGGTAATTTGGATTTGGATAGTTTAACTAAGCAACAAAATTCAATTGGTAGAGATATATTACATATCCTTGCAGAAAAGAAAGCAAAAGTTGAAAATATAGAAAAATATACAATTACTATTAATGAAATATCTCAATCGATGGAAGATAAAAAGAAATTCTATCTTTCAGAAGATGATTACATTGATATTGAAGAAGCCAATTCATCTTATGTTCAAGCGGAAAAAGATTTTAATGTAGCAAACAATATTTACTATGTTGCTAAAAAAACTTTAGAAGCAGCGCAGGAGAAGATTAAACATTTGGATTCGCATCAATATGACCCTAATTGTAAATTTTGTTGTGATAATGTATTCGTAAAGGATGCAATGAAGGCAAAAGAAGATTTGGAATCGTTGGAAGTTAGTGTAGATGAAGCAATGAATGATGTTTGTGGATTCTCCAATATTATGGATATGTTTGAAGATGCCAAATCTCAATACGATACTATGTTAGACTTACGAGCTAAATATGGTAAAGCAGTTGTTATTAAAGAAAAATCCGAAGCAGAATTACAAGGATTAGATACCAAAGAACAATTATTGGAACATCAATTACAATCGGTTAAAGTTAATATTCAAAAATATCACGATAATGAAGCAACTATTAAGAAAAATGCACAAATTAATGAAGTGATATCTGGCTTAAAAAGAACAAAAGGTGAAATTGATGATGAAATCAAAAAAGTAACTAAAGATATAGCAAGTGTGAATGGTTCTATTTCTTCCATATCTTCGTTTATAGAGGGGATAAAGAGTAAGATGAATGATGTTAAGGAATTGGAAGAAAAGAATCGCCTATACACCTATTACTTAGATGCGGTTAAGAGAGATGGTATCCCATATGAGTTGATTTCCAAAGCATTGCCTGTAATTGAAAATGAAGTGAATAATATTCTTTCACAAGTTGTAGATTTTGGAGTTGTAATGGAAGTCGATGGTAAATCAATCAATGCCAAAATTGTTTATGATGACCAAGAATGGCCATTGGAAATGTGTAGTGGTATGGAGAAATTCGTTAGTGGATTGGCTATTAGAGTTGCTCTTATCAATGTATGTAACTTACCTCGTCCAAACTTCTTGGTAATCGATGAAGGATTTGGTACATTAGATAGTGATAATTTATCATCTTTATTTATGATGATGCAGTATCTTAAAACTCAATTTGATTTTATTTGGGTAATTTCTCACTTAGAGCAAATGAGAGACATTGTAGATGGATTAATAGAAATTAAAAAAGAAAATGGATTTAGTAAGATTGACTTCTAACCTTGTCAGCTTTCAACACACTTGATTGAGGTTTAGTTACACCAACGTGTTTCTTAATTAAGTTTTCTACTAAACTTCCCATTTTGAACCCGTGTTCTTCACAATAATCTTTGAGAAGTTCATGGGTTTCTTTTTTTATTTGCAACATAGCATATTTCATAACTCTTTAGTTTTCTTTAGTTTAATAAAGTATTTATTAGTTTTCTAAATATAAATATGAAATAATATTTTTTTATAAGATATTTATTTAAAAAGATAATAAATGGCAATTATAAAGAAAACTTTGTTTCCTGAAAATTTAGATAAATATGGTGTTTTAGTAAAGGATACTGATACTAATAGCAAATATTTTAAAATAACAGAATTACCTGATACATTTACAGGTGGAAAAAATGCTTTTCTTATTCAAGGTTCTGAATATCTCGTATCGGATACACTAATTAAAATAGAAATTAAAGATTCGCAGGGTAATGTTATTTATCATGAGCCAGGCGAAGGTATAGTATCATCATCTGTTAGTGGTGAACCAATTGTAACCGAATATTATGAGGGGGTATCTAAAGTAGTAGCTGTTTATATATACCCCGATACATCGTATGGGCCAGCAACTATTACCATTTTAGGTGAAGTTTCTAAGTATGATAATAATGGATTTGATACAGTAGTTCCAATTGAATGGGAAAATAAATACAATGTAAAGTGGCAAAAGCAAATCAATGTAAATCCATCTTTACCAAATACTACAAAAGTACGTTTTTATAGAAGACCAACTGTTTCTATTACCGAAACTTTATCACCTATATACAC